GGGTGAGGAGAAAGTAGTAGACCTGGTCAGGTTTACTTGGGAGCTTCCAACCGAGCTTAGGTGCTTCAATCAGGACAAGGGCATGCAGCCCTGCGCAATTAGCAAGGAGATGACATTCAGCTTGAATGAGAAGTCAAACCTCAGAGCAATGCTGAATGCCTGGAGAGGTAAGGCACTGACAGAAGATGAGGCAAAGGCATTTGACCTTGCCAAGCTCATAGGCGCACCGTGCATGATCAACCTTATCCATCAGCCAAGCAAAGCCAATCCTGAGAAGGTCTATGAGCGCATTGCTGCTGTAATGCCTATGATGAAGGGCATGACATGCCCACCGCAGCATAACCCAAGCATGGAGTTCAGTGTGCTGGAATTTGACCGCACTAAGTTCGAGACCTTGCCGACATTCCTTCAGGAGATGATAGTTGGCAGCAAGGAGTATCAAGCAATGATGAAATCGCCTGCTCCTGCTCCGGCAGTGGCAACTCCTACTCCGGCACAACAGCAGGAGATGCTCTATGCACAGCACCAGGCTCAGGTAGCTGCTCAGGTTGAAGATTTTACCGAAGACCTACCATTTTAATTATGGCTACTCTTTGGCAACTAACAAAAGAAGAACTCTCCTTCATCGCAATGATGGAGGAGAACGGAGGTGAGGTCAATGATGAGATCATGGAAGACCTTGCCATCAGGAGGGAGAACTTCCAGACTAAGGCTGAAGCCTATGCTAAGTTCATCCTGAAGCTGGAATCAGAGGCTGATCAGGCTGCTGCTGAGATTAAGCGCATACAGGCACTCAAGAAGGCAAAGGAGAACACTGTTGCCCGGCTCAGAGATACACTGCTGGCTGCTCTCATGGTCTTCACTGAGGAGGATGCAAAGGGCATCCGCAGATATGAAACTCCATTAGCTAAACTTAGCACACGAAAATCACACTCAGTCGAAATACTTGATGACACCGTTATCCCGGATGAGTTCTGGGTAATCAAGAAGGAGGTCAGCAAGTCCACCATTAGCCAGTCCATTAAGGATGGCTTGCAAGTACCAGGGGCGCAGATGAAGGAAAACATCAGTCTCTCGCTCAGGTAGTGTTTATTGGTTAAAATGTTAAACAGGTAACATGAAAAAGGGAGGCTTTTGGCCTCCCTCTTTCTTTGTCCTTAGTTAAAATTAAGGAGCAGTAACAAAGTCAGCAGTGAATACACCGTTTACACCTTCGTTTACATCTCCCGCAGGGAACATAGATGTTCCTGGGGTATATGTGTCATAATAATGACTCATGAAGAATGAATATGTCTCCTCGCACTCCGACGGCAATATTCTTGCGTCTATTGATACACGCTCAAGGCCTGGGACAGGCATTGTGAAACGAGTCATTGTGCCAATATTGCCAAAGTTGCCAACATACTCAAGGAACGGAGTATAAACGATTGAACCAGGAGCAAAAACAATTGCTGCATCTTCATCACCCAGAATGGTATTTGCATTAGGATCAAAGTAGAACTCAGCAAGACCAGTGTTCTCACGAACAGTAGCAAAGTTGATACCATTTGCACCCTGACCGAAGTAGCGGCTGTCATTCATCCACACACGCTGAAGCGCACCTGCACCACCGATGATGATGGGCGCACCGTTAAAGCCTGTGTTCATGTAGTTCTGCTTCATTGCAAACAGACCAGCAGCATAGATTGAGCCATCAGTTCCTTCAACAGTATAAGAAGGGTTGGTAGCACCACCATACCAGTTACCAGCAGCAGCTTGAATCTGAGTAAGGAGATCATCATTGATAGCCTGAACAAGAGCATTAGCAGAAAGCTGGATGTCCATGAACATTTCACGAACAACCGAAAGCGCACCTTGAGCAGCACCAATACCATTTGCTCGCTCGGCAATCATACCAGGCTGATTTGCGCCTGTGATTTGCACAAGCTCGGAGTAAGCTGCACAATAAGAACGCAGTTGAGCCTCAGACATGGTGAAGGAAACCTGCTTAAAGTTGTTTACAGTAAGAGTTTCTTCAATGTAGTTAAGCTGTGGGCCAGCATCGCAAGACTTAGTGTCAACTGCTGAAGAAGGAAGCTGGCGTTGCTTGTAAACCACACGAACCTCACGGTTATGGCCTGTGCCATTGTCATTGGCCTGACGAATGATTTGACCAGCACGAAGGTTTGAAGGGTCTGTCAGGGCAGCAAGAGTGCCACCCATAAGCTGCACATTGGCAGGGTTGTTTATAAGATTGTCGCTCAGTGAGGTCAAGACCGCTGGGCAGACATTAGCTGTTGATAATGACATTTTAGTAAATGAGTTTTAACGCATTTTGTTCGCTATGCTGTCAATCTGCGCTAAAGCAGAGCGAACAGCTTGCGGAAGTTGTGTGCCTTGGCTGACCGTAGGTGCAGCCGGGAAGTTGGGTGTGCCTGCTACAAATTGCCCAGGGTTAGAGCCACCAGATCCCTGTTCTTTAAGTAGCTTATTCTCCTGCAAAACTAATGCAGAAAGGTCAGAATATGAAAACTCTCTTCCATTGTGGACAAGTGGCAGAGTCGGGTCTTTGGCATTGACAAGCTTAGCAGCATTGCGCTCGGCATCGTAGATGATTTGACCATCCAATTGAGCGAGCTTTCTATCAAGCACTGCCTGGTAGGCTGGCACTCTTGCTGCCTCTGGAATCTGGTCATTCCATTGGATGCCATTAAGCTGTGTCTGCTCCCAAAGTGACTTCATCTTGCTGACATATCTCTGCTCAATCAGATTTTTGTCTGCCTCTGCTTTGCTGACCAGGTCATCATACTTAGCCTGTGCTTCTGCCATCTTTTTCAAGAACTCCTCAGACTGGTTGCTGTTAGTGGCATTCTTTGCCTTTTCCTCCAGCTCCTTTAGCTTCTTGAGGGCCAGCTTAATCTTGTCTCCTGAGTTCTTGGTCACTTTTAGCTCCTCAATGCTGTTGGAGTCAAGACCGTACTCTTTAGCCATCCTGACAATCTCCTCATCATAGCCCATCATGTAATTGCTGATGAAGTGCTTTTTAAGGTCGAGGCTGGTCTTGGCGAGTTCAAAGTCATAGAGGTTAGTGTTGAACTTATTGCTAACTGCCTCCGGAACTGCAATGTCATTTAAAGCTGATGCAGAAATCATCAGGTTAAATTCTGGGTCATCTGATACCCCAGCACGCTTGGCCTGCTGGATTAAAAACTCTTTTATGTTCATAAATTAAAAAATTGAATCGGTTTCAGTCCTCAATTCAGGAGAGTCAAGACCAGACAGCTCCTCCTCCACTACTACCTTCCGCTTGCGCTTTGGTTTTTCTTCCGCTTCTTCTTCGGTAATAGTTGCTTTTAATTCGGCCTCAATCTCTGCCCTTAGTTGAGCTTTCAAATCTTCTTTTAACTTGCTCAAAAGTTCAGGATTGCTGAGTGAGTTCTGGTCAGTCGGTTGCATAACCTTGCCAATATAAAGCTCACCGATTGGTCTGATTCTGGCCCATGAGAATGACCTCTTGTTGACTGGCTTTGATAGCTCACGAAGTGCGCCAACAGCATTTACTGTAACCTCATAAGGTATGTCCTGAGATCCTGTTTCGGGATTTATTTGCCAACGAATTACTTTGACTAAAGCCCGCTTGCCATTCTTCCTGATGGCATCACGGATGTACTGTAAATTATCCATTTTTGTTAAATATAAATTACGAAGTGTGAAGTATTGTGCCTCTGAATAATGGATTTCGGCTCTGATTCTGTCGGCAGATAGGTGGCTTAAATCCATAAGCTCGGCATTCTGATTGAAAATCGGCAGTCATTGCATCTAGACCATTGTATTGCACCTGAGTGCGCTGAAGCCAGTCCAGAGCTAGTTCATTGGTAATTATGTAGGCATGAGTTAGCCACATTCCATCTCCTTTCCATAGGTTTGGCAGCTCTGCTATGGCTACCTTCTTTATGGTCTGCTTTTTATAGCCAGCATAATAGTTCCAGCCAAGATGCAGGAAGTCAAAGTCTGGGAGCTTATCCCAGTGCTTAATTAGATTTAATGTTTCCTCTTTGAGAAACTCAGCATCATCTTCCAGGACAAGTGTTAAAGGATGTCCATTTTGGACAATTTTAGTCCAAACCGCCCGATGAGAAGCACAGCAGCCTATCTCTCCCATGCTTAACCTCTGCCTTCTATATCCTGGCTTCTTTGAATTATCAACTACATGCGGAGGCTTATTGCCATCAGAGGCTAATTGCCATTGCGGAGGATTGCCGTGCATATCCTGAATGCCGAGAGTTTCAAACATCTTTAAAAGATGCTTCCTCCTGCCAGCTGATTTTTGAAGAGAAATAAAATAGATTGCATCAACAGGCAACTGCACAACTGATGCGCTCCGTGACAGCGAAGTCAATTGCGAAGAAGTAGGTCTCAAAGTTTCGCTCGGGTAATCCGAAGTATTGATTGGCGATTGCTTTGGAATTGAAATCCGTACCGGCATAAGTTATACCTTTAGTTCTGTTGATAATAGATGTAATGCCGAACTCGGCATTCTCAAAAGTTGAATTAGCTACTAATTTAAAGTTCACTGTCCTGAGCAAGCTGTTGGCTCTGCCTCCGGCTGGAGTTGCTTCAAGGCTGGCTGATTCTCGAACCAAAAAGATTACCAGAGGATAGGTGTCATTGACAGCACAATAGGTTTGCCCATCCTTGGTTACATAGTTGCCTGCACTGCCCTCTATAATGCTCTCCACAGCTTCACCATAGTTGAGCATGTTGTTGACAAATGTACCTGCCAGATTATCGCAGAGATTCTTGAGCGCAGATTCAACGGTTACCTTGGTGACTATCATTTAGCAAGGATTTGGGTTGCCAGTCGATTGATGATCTGAAGTGATTGGTCAAGCTCCTGGTCAGAAAGTTCAAAAATAGCACCGAATCTCTCTTCCAGATACCCGGCAATCTTTGCCTGCTCAATTGCAGTGAAGGTAACACCATAAGCAGTATTGCTTATTGGCACTGGCTTCCAGCTTGCCCACATGTCTCCGGTCAATGTCAAGTCCATGTAAGCAACCTGCCTGCCAAGTCTTTGCCTGAACTCTTTATAGCTGCTAAACGATGCCCGATCTCCAAAGGATTTGGCTTGCTTTTTAGTTGCAACATCTCCAAATTTCTTACCTATTGGGCTGGCAGTGCTTACTGTGCGCCCAGAATCATAGGGAGGTAATTGAGTACCATCAGACTTTCTGCCACTACCCTGCACCCTATCCTGAACAGCAGGAGCAGCATAAAGAGCAGCAGCCCTCAGTACCTTATCGGCTTTGCTGGCCTCCTTAAAGTTTCTGAATTGCTGCCGGAGGAAGGCAGAGGTGCTGTCATAGACTGGCATAAATTATTTTTAAAAATATTTTTGCAGTTATTTTTCCTTTGCCTTTATTGCATCACAAATCTAACCAATAATTAATTATGAATTACATGCGTAGCAAAGTCAGGATTGACTTACAAAATCGAATGTGGGTAGACATCTATGATGGCACTATCCAGGACATCCAGAGAGCCTGCCTGATGGGTGGGCAATTGGTGGTCTATCAAATTGATGAAATCTATTACATTAGTTATCATCACAAAGAAGGCAACATTCATGTGCAGTTTGTCGGAGTTGAAATCACAAAGGAGCAATACGAGCAACAGCGCATGGTTTGGAATGCCAAAACTTACTATTTGGCAAAACCGGGAACTGAATTACTTTTAGTTGACAACTCTTACTTTATTTAACTATGAAAGTAAACATCAAAGAAGCATGCATTCAGTCAGTGTTCTGGATGGTGTACACTCTACTTTTTGGATTATTAATTGTAAAATTCATTGCCTACATTAATGGATAAGAGAGATATAACTGTCTGCCTGACCAGCTGCGGAAGATGGGATTTGCTTGAAAAAACCATCAGCAGTCTGGTGAGCTATTGGGATGGAATGCCTCCGGCAGCTTTCTTAATCCATGATGACTCTGGCGCAATTGATGCTGTCCTGGTTAAGGAGTTAGACCGATTCCTTATGAGGCATTGGCAGATCATGGCTGAATGGTCAAGCAGCAACAGGCAAGGTCAGGTGCATGCAATTGATACCATTTATTCAAAGGTTACTACTCCTTACATTTTTCACTGCGAAGATGATTGGGAGTTTTATGCTGAAGGCTTTATCCATGACTCTCGTTCGGTGCTGGATGCTGAGCCTAAGTGTGCATGTGTATGGATGAGACATCCATCTGACCGAAATGGGCATACCGTTCTGCCTGGCATGAAGCTTACAAAACAACATGTGCGCTATCAGCAGCTGGCTCATCGGTATAAGGGTGACTGGCATGGCTTCACTTGGAATCCTGGTCTTCGCAGATTGTCAGATTATTTAGCAATGGGCAAGTTCAGCAACTTCTGCGAGTGGAGAAGCAATGATCATTGTCATTCAGAAATGCAGTATAACAAGAAGTACTATGAGGCTGGCTACATTGGCCTGACCTTGTGCAGAGGCTTTGTAAAGCACATCGGGCATCTGGACAGCATTAAAAAAAGAAAGCTATGAGAGCAGTACTATCCTTTAATCTGGATGATGCAGATGATGCACTTAATCACTATCGGTGCGTTAAATCACTTGACATGGCTTTGTTCATTTGGGATTTCTCCAACAAACTGCGCCAACTGGAAGATACTTCCGAGGATGGCAAGCACATTGATCAGGCTCACCTCTGGGAGGCTTGGAATGAGTTGAAGGAAGCCCATGACATTAACATTGACCGCATTATAATATGACCAATCTTGAGCAAGTGCTTATCATTGTAGAAAAGGAAATCAAATCAAAAAAAATGTTGATGGAGCATGATGGCAATGACAAAGCAAGCAGAAACTATTGGCAGGGAGGCATGAATGCGCTCATCTACATTCGTCATGTAATTCAGGTATTAATTAAAGAAGGCAATGAATCCGACACCGATTGAAGAATTAATTGACTTCATTGTCAGCAATGAGGGTGAGATAGATGTCAATGATGTGCTGATTAAGGCTGAGCTAATCAACATGCGGAGCAAGCCTAGGCATGTCGGATATTATTTCAATGGCAAGCTTTACAAAGACATGGAAGAGCTGAGAGGCAGAACCATGTCGGAGTTTAATATTCCTAAACCAGTTTTTTATTATCCTTAACTATGGGAGACATCATCAGCAGCTACTTAGACAATCAGCCGGAGGAGAAGCCATTGCAGTCAGTAGATCATCCTGCTCACTATGGAGGAGCAGACAACACCTATGAGGCAATCAAGGTCATAGAGGCATGGGAGCTTGGCTTTAATTTGGGCAATGTTGTGAAGTACATAAGCAGAGCAGGCAAGAAGGGCAGCAATCTGGAGGACTTAAAGAAAGCACAGTGGTATTTGAATAGGGAAATAAATAAGTTATGATAAACATAGAAACACAACAGCAGTACATCATTGACTCTATCAATGAGGAGCGACAAAAAACACATAAGTTTGATTTACGCAATCCATTTAGGGAAGCAGTTTATTTTGAGCCTTCTTCTGGTCGATTCCTTTTTGATGATGGCTACATCAGGTATGAAGTCATTGAGCCACTTATAGCTGATGGCACTCTGGTGTATAAGGAATTTGCCATGCACCAAGGAGACAAGATGCTCAAGTATGTTCTTGGATAAATCGAAAACCCCTCCGGGTGCGCATTGTGAAGAGGCGTGAGGGGTCTTATTGTCGCAAATATCGGCAACTTTTGTGACAACATTGTACGGCAATTGTCCGTACCTGCCGTAAGTTTATGCCTTATGGCCTCACAAATCCCTGCTGAATCAGGCCAGCATTATCGCAATTAAAGCACAGACCTTCACCTCTTAGATTCAGCTGCCTTGCCCAGATAGCAAGTGATTGGTTGTAGCCATCAAGAAAAGTAGCCATAGCCCTCTCGGTAAATTCCCGGTTGCCCTGAGCAAAGTAGTTAGCTCTGGGGCTGGCTACCTTCTGCCAAAGTATCTGGTAGCATAGTAGGTTTGCCCAGGCATCCAAAAGAAACTCCTTCTGCTGGCAGATGAAGCTATCAAGTGAGCAGAGTAGTTGGGCATCTATGTATATTCCTGACTGGCTGCTGTCCTGATTCCAGCTATCTCCGAACCCATAGCCAAGCGGAGCAGTCACGGGGAAGATGCTCCAGCCATTGCGCCATAGGTAGGTGAAGCGAGTAGCGCACTCAATGTCCATTTGATTCCAGCCCCAGTCGGTGAACATGCCTGTTGTGGTTGGCAGATTTGTGCAATCAACCGCCACCATGATGTTGATCTTATCAAAGTCGGAGTAGAACTCATTGTTCACCGGAACATAGTTCATGCCCTCAACCAGATCAACTGTGCCACTATCCAGCAGCTTGCCATCCTGAGTTTGATAAATGTACCAGTCAATGTTATTAACAGGCGCACCGGCATTGTAGATGTATATCTGCTTTACTCTTAATGACAGATACTTGCTGCCCTGAATGCTCACAAATGCTCCTTTAAGAATTGCCTCTGCCGGAACTGTCTGCACTTGCTGCCACTGCTGTACGAACTGCTTGCGAGTCTGGAATAGAACCTGATCCAGCTGAGCCTCTGCTGCGCTATATAGGGCTGATTGAATGTCTCTCTTTATCCTTACATAACTCACATTCTGGGCTGAGTTCCACATGCCCACATAGCTTATCTGCTCCGGTGTGGCTATCTTATCAAGCAACTCCGAACTCATGCCCGGATAGTCATTGATGTATAGGCCAGACAATGGCTCACCTGTGGTGCAGCCCTTTAGTCCGATGTAGTTCTGGAGACAATTCATAAGGACAAAGTTAATTATTCTGAGCTTTCTCTGAGCCTGCTGAGGTAATGCGGAAAATCTTACTTGTAAGTGCTGCCCATGATCCAAGAACCTGAGCCAGAATAAACATCAGCACCGAATCCGATGCTTGCACCTGATTAATCTTATAGAGGTAACCCACTCCTAAAAGCAACCCAATCAGCACAGCAGTGGTGCAGGTGTAGGCATACACTTGCATCCGCTTGCCGAAGGTATTGCGAATCATAGACCAGGGATTAATCCCTTAAGCAGGCCACCTACAAATCTGCCCCTCCTCTCTGCTCTCTCCGATTTGCCTGTCTTAGTGGTGGCAACTGAGTCAACATAGATAACTGATTCTGCCACTGCCTTTGTCTGAGCTTTAATGCTATCAATTCTTGCCTCGCACCGGGCAACTCTGAACAATGCTGCTGTGGTAAAATTCTCGTTGTCCTGGACAAGTTTATCCAGCTTCTGGTGTGCTTGCTTTGCGAAATACACATCACCTGCAACATAGCCAACCATGAGCAGAAGGACAAAAATAGTTTCTCTTGACACTGTCATTTCTTTCTTAACTTTTTGATTTCAACCCAAATTTTTTCATAGCCAGTCATCATCCTGACTTCTCCTTTCTCATCCTCCCACAAATCTTTTTGCATCATGCGCTTGTGGATGTCATAGATAATTACTCCTAAACGATAAAGTAAAATTACTGCCCAGCCATGTGAGTATGCCCAGGCTTCCAGCTCGTTGTAAAATTGAATATCAGGGTTTGTCAAATTCGTAATTAAGATTGCTCCGTAGGCAGGCAAATCACCCATGAATTTGACCAGCTCAGATTTAATTTCGTTTGTCATTAGTATGTCCAGATGAGCGACTGTGGCTTCGTTGGATCACAATCAACATGGATAAATGTACCTGCAATTCCTATGCGGACAAAGCCAACCTCAAGCAGTGCCTGAACTATCTTGAGCCTATTGACCGAATCATTGCAATGGATGTCAGCAGCCCAGCCTCCCAGATGTGGAGAGTTACTGACTGCTTTATATCCTCTTTTTTTTAAACTGATATTATGAGCCTGAGTTCTGAATCCTGAGTTAATCCGGAAGGCAACACCAGCAATTTCTCTGGCCTTGTCCAGCTTAGTCAAGAACTCCTCTTTCATGTTGCTTCCCGAACCAGGAGCATCTGGTGAGTCAAATTCAGAAAGCTTAAAATACTTCAGTTGCATTGCGTAAAGTTACTTAGTTCTGGTAAATTTTTTAGCAGCACTTTTCACTGACTTTTTACCAACACAGCCCCAAGCTTGTCTGCTCAAGTCATTAGGGCAAGGTTTCTTCCCCTTGCATTTGGGTATCCCTGATGATCTCGCACAATAAGCATCACCTTTCGGTGTGCCTGGTGCAATGGAATAGCCCTTAGCACCGAACTTGACCGTTTTGCCATTGACCTTCTTTTGAAACTTTTTCTCAGCCATTATCTGCCTTGTCCTTTATATGACTTCTGCCTTGCTGCCTTTGGCTTTCTGCTCTTGCTATGCTTACCCTCTCTGCGCTTGCCAAAGCTAATCTTAGCCACCGGAGTGCTGCCTGTCTTTGCCTTTTTCATGCTCAAATATCGTTTATTATCACTTACTTTTGTAATCCACTATGAGCATTGAAGATAACATTCACGCAGAGAGAAATGGAGCTGCTCCGGGTGCTTGCCAATGGCAGGCACTTCGTGAAGGATCAGGCCAACCCTAACCGCTATAAGAAGCATTGGGGAAATGACCAGCAGACAGCTGATATGCTCGGTGTGATGGGGGAGTATGCTGTCAGTAAGGCTCTCAAGATTCCAATGGATATGTCTTGCGGTCTGGAAGGTGATGGAGGTACAGACCTAATGATGGATGACTACAACATTGATGTCAAGACCACCAAGTACAAGACCGGGAAGTTAGTCTTCAATTTAAATGATGAGCTGAAGGCTGATGTCTACATCCTATGCTGGGCAATTGAACAGGCAGCAGAGGTAATTCTACAAGGCTATATCAGAAAGCAAAGCATGGCTGCTGTCATGGTTCAGCAAAACTTAGGCTATGGCCTCCGAAATGTAATCGAGCAGAGACATTTAAAGCCTATCTCCCTACTTTTAGCTTATAGGGAAGGAAAGTAGGGTGAAAAGGTAGGGTGAAATTGTGACAAATTGGAACAGGTTGCCTACAAGTTGTAGTCACCTGGGGACAATGTGTCCCCATCATCTTAGACCTGCTCTGCCCTTCTCCTTTGCAGCCTCATACTGCTCCTGACTCACAGGCCAAAGCTGATGCCTGCAATTATAGCCTCCTCGGTAAATAAAGATGGTGCTGCTGTTAGTGCCTTTCATTCTGCCATCCCAGCCTTTTAGATTGGC